TAGAAGTAATGACAGGACTAGGTGGTGATGTAGTTACATCCAAATTTAATCGTGCCTCTCGCTTTGAGGGTGGCGATATGGATGCAGCTATGATGCCTGAGGCTGTAACTTTCCATGATGAACTACTAGGTAGGGCTAGAGAAAAAGTTTCTATACTATCAGGTTTGTCAGGAGTAACAGCTAGCCTAAGGCGTATGTCTATGCTAAACTATTCTTCACAGTGGACTAGGGCAGCAGCACAAGGTAAGCCACCCTTCTCAAAGATCAAGATGGAACAGCTTGGTATTGATGATGATGTATCAGCGGCAATCTTTGCTAACATTAAGAAACATGCCACCACAAGAAACAACGGCAAGGTTCTACAGTCTTTAAACATAGACAAGTGGGATATTAAATCTGCTAAGGGTGTTTCAGGTGAGGATGTAAGAGAAGCTTTTTCTATTTCTGTTTACAGAGAGGCTACTCAAAACGTACAGGAAATGAACTTAGGTTCTGTAAATGGTACACTGCGTAGTGAGTGGGGTAAGACTATTTGGCAGTTCCTTAGCTTTCCACTAGCAGCCTTAGAACAGCAAACAATGCGTATGGGTGTGCGTGCTAGGCATGGTGATATTGTAGTAGGTAAGGTTATTATGGGTAGTATGTTCATGGGTTCTCTTATGTATATGGCAAAGGTACAGATGGCTGCTGCTGGACGTAGTGATGCTGATGAGTACATTAAAGAACGTATGAGTATGAAAAACTTTACTAAAGGTTCTCTTGAACTAATTGGTGTGGCTAGTATCTTTGGATATATTGCACAGGTTACAACAGGAATGATGGGTGGAAACTCTTATGCTACTACACCACCAGCATTGTCAATGGCCTCTAACGCAATACAGACATTAGGAAACTTTGCAGAGGGTGACATGACTGAATCAGAATGGCGTAAGTTTCTAAGACTTGCCCCCTTCTCATCTTTATATGTTGTCAAGCAGGGACTAAATAAAGTAGCTAATGAAGCAGCAAACTAAATAGGAAAACAAATGGCTTTATCATATCAAAACTATACAGGGGATAACACTACCACACAGTTTTCTATTCCCTTTACATATCAGGACACTGCTGAAATCAGTGTGACAGTAGATGGTGTGGCTGAGACAGGTCTTACTTTTCCTTCTAGTTCTACTGTACAACTAACCTCTGCCCCTGCTACTGGAACTTTGGTACAGGTGCGGCGTACCACAGACCTAGCAACACGTGCAGTGGACTTTGCGTCAGGTTCTGTATTGACTGAGGAAGATTTGGATAACTCAAGCATCCAGACCTTCCACGCTGCACAGGAAGCCATTGATAAAACTAACGATGGTATGACACTAGGCTCAGATGACAAGTGGGACTCACAGAACAAGATTATCAAAAGTGTTGGTACTCCCACAGCCACTACAGATGCTGCAACAAAAGGCTACGTAGATGGTGTTGCTGGTTCAGCTAGTGCAGCAGCAGCTAGTGCTACAGCAGCGGCTTCTTCAGCTACAGCAGCGGCAACTAGTGCTACAGCAGCCTCTACAAGTGCTACTAATGCTAGTACATCTGCTACTACAGCCACTACAGGGGCTACTACAGCTACCACACAAGCTACAGCAGCAGCAGCTAGTGCAGCAGCAGCCCTCATATCAGAGAACAATGCTGCTACAAGTGCTACTACAGCGACTACTCAGGCCGCTACAGCGACTACACAGGCTGGTGTAGCGACTACACAGGCTACTAATGCAGCAACCTCTGCAACGGCAGCACAGGCTGCACAGGCAGCGGCTGAACTAGCAGCAGATAATTTTGATGATACTTATCTTGGCGCAAAGGCTAGTGATCCGACAGTCGATAACGATGGCGATCCACTAAACGCTGGTGATTTGTATTTCAACACAACCAGCAGTGTGCTAAAGGTTTACAGTGGTTCTGCTTGGCAAGTTGCGGCTGTATCAACATCAGGACTGTTAGCTGCCGCGAATGACTTGTCTGATCTTAATGACGCTGCAACAGCCCTAACCAACTTAGGTCTGACTGCAACAGCGGCAGAACTGAACACATTAAGCGGTATTACATCTGATGTGACAGAACTGAACTACAACGACATCACAACGCTAGGCTTAGTTGAGGCTAGTAAGACTGTGACCGCTGATGCTAACGCAGAGATAACTATCCCTGACGATAAGAAGCTGTACTTTGGCACAGATCAAGACGCACACATTCGTTACGATGAAAACACCACAGACACACTTATTGTCGATGGTGCTAAAGTAAAGTTTGGACAAGCAGTAAGAGGCAACACCTTCTCATCAAACATCACTGGCAGCACCACACTTAGTTTTGCTAATTACCAGAACTTTATTATGACGCTAACAGGTAATGTTACGTTATCTAACCCAACAACAGAGACATTAGGGCAGTCTGGCTTTATGGTGTTCATCCAAGACAGTACAGGTGGTTACACAGTATCGCTTGGTACTGACTACGAGACTGCTGGTGGTGCTGGTTTGACGTTATCAACAACGGCTGATGCTTATGATGTTGTACCTTACATTGTTAAAGCCAATGGTTCTATCTTGTTAGGTACGCCACAGCTTGCTTTTGCATAGGAGAATATTATGAGTACACCTTTAGGTTCATCCCAATGGATGTACAGTAGTGGTGCAACAGCACCACAGCAAACCCTAAAGTTCAACGATGACGAAAGCCAGTATCTAAGCTGGACACCGGCTAGTGCTGGCAACCGCAAGACTTGGACTTGGAGTGGCTGGGTCAAGCGTGGAAACTTGGGTTCTACGCAAAACTTTATTGCTGCTGCAACTGGGACATCTGACCCCACACATACTACTTTTAGATTTGATGGTTCAACATCAAAAATTCTTTTTGCTGGTTGGAGTGGAGTGTATTTTAGCAGTGACGCGACATTTAGGGATGTGTCTGCTTGGTATCATATTGTTGCTGTCCTAGACACAACAAACGCCACAGCATCAGATAGAATAAAAGTATATGTGAATGGAGAAAGACTTACAGGGTCAATTACAGTTTCCATAGGTTCTTCTGTAGACTTAGCAATAAATAACACTCAAGAACATTCTATAGGCAGAAGCAATTATAACGCTGGCTCTAGCTACTTTGACGGCTATATGTCCGACATCAACTTCATTGACGGTCAAGCCCTAGACGCAAGCAGCTTTGGTGAGACTGTTGACGGCTACTGGAAAGCTAAAGACTACGCTGGCACATACGGTACAAACGGTTTCCACCTGACCTTCCAAGATGATGTGGTCAGCGAGGGGTTCAATACTGTTACCTATCGTGGCAACGGCGGTACGCAATCGGTGTCGGGGCTTGGACTAGCCGCCGATTTAGTTTGGATTAAGGAAAGAAGTTCAACATCTGGTCACGTTCTCACTGATACTGTTAGGGGTGCTAACAAGCATTTGGTTTCAAGTTCAACAGGTGCAGAAACAACAGTATCAAATGGTTTGACATTATTTGATGCCGATGGATTTAGTGTTGGCAGCAATGGTGCTTATAACCAAAGTGGTGAAACCTATGTCGCTTGGGCTTGGGATGCAGGAACAGGTTCAGCCGCCAGCAATACTAATGGCACAATCACCAGTACGGTCAAGGCAAATCCTGACTATGGGTTTAGCGTGGTTAGTTATACAGCTAGCGGTAATTCTTCTGACACTGTAGGACACGGTCTTTCATCTGCGCCAGAGGTGTTAATATTAAAAGATAGAGATGCTAGTGGTGATTGGTATGTTTATACAACAGCAATAGACGGTTCTTATGATTCTTTACGGCTAAACTCAACAAATGCAAAAGGTGATTCCGGCCAAACTGCGCCGACAAATAGCGTATTCGGTAGCGGCTATGGTTCTACTAATGACATCATAGCCTACTGTTTCCATTCAGTGGCTGGCTATTCGTCCATCGGGTCATACAGCGGCACAGATTCAGCAGGTGTTACTGTAACCACCGGATTTCGTCCAGCTTTCGTTATGATAAAAGCTACAAACATTGCTGAAAACTGGGTGATTATAGACAATACCAGAAACCCTTCTAATCCAGCTAACTCATATCTAAACCCTAACACATCTTCAGCAGAAGCAAGTAGTTCAGCTTTTGATATTGAGTTTACTGACACTGGCTTTGTGCTTAACGGCACTGATGATGCCATTAACGGATATAGCGGTGGCACAGGCGAATACATCTATATGGCCTTTGCCGACACACGCGAAGCAGCCTTCTGGAAAGATGTATCTGGGCAGGGCAACCACTGGACACCTAACAACCTAGACTATCGTGACAGCCTGATTGACAGTCCGGCGAATAACTTTGCTGTGATGAACCCCTTAACAGGGGAAGGAACAGCGCAAGAGGGCAACCTTAAAGTCGCAGCAAATGATAACCGTGGGTTTTATTCTTCTTTTGCGATGGAAAGTGGCAAATGGTATTGGGAAGCTGTTATGGTCAGCGGTCAGCCGCTTATCGGTGTCATTGCAACAGAATTACACGTTCCAAATAGTGTTCCAAACTCATCTGGGCAACACACTATTTTTTACTATTTAGATGGGCGTGTTTTTCAAAACGGCGCACTTCTAAGCACAGAAGCAAGTTTTGCTGCGGGTGATATTATAGGTGTAACTTATGATGCTAATACTTATGAAATAAAACTTTATAAAAATAACTCTTTTCAAAGAACAATTACCGCAAACAATCAATACACATATGCCCCCGCTTGCACTGCGGGAAGCGTAAGTGCGTTTTGGACTTTCAACTTCGGTCAAGACAGCACCTTTGCTGGCGCAACCACCGCTGGTGGCAACCAAGATGACAACGGCGTGGGTGACTTCAAGTATGCACCGCCGTCCGGCTACCTTGCGCTTTGTACCGCAAACCTTCCAACGCCTACGATTGTGGATGGTTCGGAGTATTTCAATACGCTGTTGTGGACTGGTGATGGAACTGGCAGCCGTGATATTGGCGGTTTATTATTTGCCCCCGATTTTACTTGGATTAAGAATAGAACTTCAGCAATAAATCACGGTTTATTTGATACAGTTCGTGGGGCAGGTGAAAGATTGTCATCCAACCTTACTAATGCTGAAACCACGAGGAGTGATAATCTAACATTATTTAATTCCGATGGGTTTAGAGTTAACTCTGGTTCTGTAACAAACCAAAGCGGAAGCACCTACGCATCGTGGAACTGGAAAGCTGGCGGCACAGCGGTCAGCAATACCGATGGCAGCATTACGTCAAGCGTGTCTGCGAATACTGACGCAGGTTTTTCGATTGTGTCCTATGTTGGAACTGGTGCGTTAGCCACTGTGGGTCATTCATTGGGCGTTAAGCCTTCTATGATGATTATAAAGAACAGAGATGATAGTGATGCTGGTTCAGCCCACTGGTTAGTATATCACGAGGCACTTGGCGCAACTCATCGTGTAAAGTTAGATTCTACTGAAGCGTCTGGTGCAACAGCCGTTCATTTTAATAACACAGAACCAACATCATCTGTGTTTACTGTAAACACATCTAATGCTGGCAATGGTTCCGGCGATGATATGATAGCCTACTGTTTCGCAAACACCGAAGGCTATCTGAAGGCGGGTTCCTACACCGGCAATGGCAGCAGCGATGGGCCGTTTGTCTACACAGGGTTTAGGCCAGCTTGGATTATGTGGAAGCGTACAGATAGTTCCACAGGTGGTGAGTGGGTTATACAAGACACAACCCGCAGAGAGTTTAACCCAGTAAACGTAAGTCTGTATCCAAATCTAAACAACGCAGAGGCTACTGGTGAAACATTCAGGGTGCAAGACACTTTGTCTAACGGCTTCAAGATTCGGGCATCTGCCGCACAATGTAACGCATCAGGCGGAACCTACATCTACCTCGCCTTTGCCGAAAACCCATTCAAATACGCTAACGCCAGATAGGAGATACCAATGGCATATAAATACTCAGGTCGTATTATCCGCGCTGGCAAAAGCTGGGTGGATAACGATGGCATAACTCATCCGTCTAACTGGATGTTGTGGTCAACAGAAACTAAAGCAGAGAGGGGGGTCATCTGGGAAGATGATCCTGCTTCCTTTGACTCTAGGTTCTACTGGTCAGCAGATGTTCCAAAGTCCTTGGACGATGTGAACGAGGTTGACGAAGATGACAACGCAGTACTAGATGATGATGGTGTACAACTAGTCACAAAGGGTTTGAAGTCTAATGCTATCTCTGTTGTTAAACAGCAAGCAGCAGGACTTCTTGCCCCTACTGACTGGTACGTTACACGAAAAGCAGAAACAGATACTGTAATCCCCTCAGAAATCCTAACATACCGTCAATCCGTCAGGACAGCCTCAGGAACGATTGAAGCAGCTATTAGCGGTGTGACTACCCTAGAAGCCTTCAAGGCTCTCTACGAGGCTCCTGTGGACGCTAACGGCAATCCTACAGGTAATGCACCCATCAACGATTGGCCTGACGCATGAAGATGGAACAGTCAATAACACCAGAACTACGTGTTGCTATTGAACTAGAAGCGCATGAAAAAGAATGTGCAATACGCTATGCTTCTGTTGAAGATAAACTCTCAGGCTTAGACAAGCGTATGTGGCGCATCGAAGCAATGATCATGGGGTCAACGATACTACTCGTTGGCCTTGCATCTTCTCTGTTGATGAAGCTATAAGGAACTACAATGGAACCTATCAGTACTACCCTCGCAGGGATTGCATTAGTTAAACAGAGTGTGGACTTTATTAAGACACACATTAGCACTGTTCAAGATATTGGACAAATAGCAAGCCAGATTGACAACCTGTTCATAGGCGAAAAGCAAGTACAACAAGCCCGAAACAAGAAGGCTGGTGGTGGGCTTGGGGATCAATTTGGGGTAGATACTGTAGCTAAAGAAGTCATAGATGCTAAACTCGCAGCAGAAAAGTTGCAGGAAGTAGCTACTATGGTTGACATGAGATTTGGTCACGGTACATGGAAGGGTATCTTAGCGGAACGTGCTAAGAGACTACAAGAACAACGAGAAGCTGAAGCTAAGGCTAGGCGAGAGATGATACAGAAAGCAAAAGAGTTTGAGGAGACTATGAAAACCATTGGGTTAGTTGCTGTTATACTAGCAGTAGCCATAGGTCTTCTTATAACCGTCATGGTTTCTGTAGCGAAAGCGATGAGTTATGTTTAAAACACTAGTACTAGCTTGCAGCCTGTCTGTACCCACGGACTGTTGGGAGTTTCACGATACACGTGGCCCTTATGCAACATATGAACTATGTCAGAAAAGAGCCTACGTAATGGGTAACGACATTATGACTATGCAGGGCAGAGACTTGAGGCCTAAGATGTTTAAGTGTCTCCCACTAAAAGGACAACAGCTATGATGAGTGTATTACTACAGGGATTGTTTGGCGTAGCCAGCAGTGCCGTAGAGGGCTTTGTTGAGACAAAGAAAGCCAAGGCAAGGCAGAAGTTAGTCAAGATTGAGGCAGAGACTTCTCTCATGGAGAAGAAGATTTCTGGTGAGATTGATTGGGATAAGGCAGCAATAGATGGTGCAAAGGATAGTTGGAAGGATGAGTATCTTACAATTTTGTTCAGTATACCGCTGCTGCTATGTTTCTTACCCTTTACCGTGGAGTACGTAGAACGAGGCTTTGAGGCTTTGTCTATGACACCTGACTGGTATCGTTATACATTAGGTATTATCGTGTCAGCCAGCTTTGGTATTAAGGGTGCAACTAAAATGTTTGGGAAAAAGTAAATGACAGAAAAACAACTGATGGATACCTTGCATGATGAAGTTACGAAACAACTACTCATGCGAGTACAAAGTGGAGAAGCAACTGCAAGCGAACTGTCAGTAGCTGTCAAGTTTCTTAAAGACAATGGTGCTTCTCTTGATGTAATTACAGCAGAAAGTCCTATGGCTAACTTACTACAGGACTTGCCTTTTGAGGTTGGAGAACAGTTACAATGAGGGAAGGTCCTAATGCAACACTGAAACACAAAGTAGTAACCCTTACTGGTGGTAACTGGATTAAGTTGCTAGACACAAATGTACAACGTACTTACCTGATGATACAAAATCAGTACGATTCCCACACTATTGAGGTGGGATTTGGTACAGATACTGTAGCACCTGCACATGGGTTTCAGATTGAGGGTGCATCTTCTGGCAATAAAATACTAGATGTTACCTTTCAGTTTAACTCTGCGCCTATTAACGCTGTATGGGCTAAGGCAGAAGATACACATGATCATCCAGTAAGTGTGGTACATGATGACTAATGTTCCAGAACAACTTAAAGACTTTAGAAACTTTACGTACCTTGTGTGGCAGCATCTAGGACTACCTGAGCCTACTGAGATACAGTATGACATAGCGCACTACCTACAGGATAGTCCTAAGCGTTGTATTATTGAGGCTTTCCGTGGTGTAGGTAAGTCCTACATCACTGCTGCTTACGTTGTACACCAGCTACTGCTAGACCCACAACTAAAGTTTATGGTTGTGTCAGCGTCTAAGGCACGTGCTGATGACTTCTCTACATTTACACAGCGCATCATCATGGAACTACCCATATGCCAGCATCTAGTCGCTAAGGAAGGCCAGAGATGGTCTAAGATAGCCTTTGACGTAGCACCTGCTAAAGCCTCTGGTAGCCCCTCAGTAAAGTCTGTAGGGGTCACAGGACAGCTTACAGGTAGCCGTGCAGACATTATCATTGCTGATGACGTAGAAGTACCTAACAACAGCATGACACACATGATGCGAGAGAAGCTTGGGGAGACTGTCAAGGAGTTTGACGCTGTTCTCAAGCCTGAGGGTAAGATTATCTACCTTGGTACACCACAGAATGAGATGTCTCTATACAACGCATTACTAGCACGTGGATACGAGATGCGAGTATGGCCTGCTAGATACCCTAGCCTAGAACGCGCAGAGAAGGCCTATGGAGGCCGTCTAGCACCCTTGCTGTATGATTCCATGCAAACTAACCTAGAGGCCGTGTATGGGCTTCCTACAGACCCTAAACGATTTGATGACACAGACTTACTGGAGAGAGAACTAAGTTATGGTAGAAGTGGCTTTGCTTTGCAATTTATGTTGGATACTTCACTATCTGATGCAAACAAATACCCCCTTAAACTAAGTGACCTAATGATTTACTCCTGTGATAAGGATACTGCACCTGAGAAACTAGTGTATGGTATCTTTAAGCCTCTTAACGAACTGCCTAACGTGGGACTAGCAGGAGACAAGTTCTACGCCCCTGAGGACACCATAGGCAGGGCTAACTACTCTGGTAGTGTTCTAGCCATTGACCCCTCTGGTAGAGGCTCTGACGAGACAGCCTACGCTGTTGTTAAGATGTTAAACGGTTTTCTACACGTGGTTGACTGTGGTGGTGTTGAGGGTGGCTATAGTGATAGTACGCTGCAACATCTCACAGACTTGGCTAAGATACATCAGGTTAATATGGTGCTGGTGGAGAGTAACTTTGGTGATGGTATGTTTACAGAACTACTAAAGCCCTACTTGCTGAAGACCTATCCTGTGACTGTTGAGGAAGTTAGACACTCTAAACAGAAGGAACACAGGATCATTGATACCCTAGAGCCTGTAATGAACCAGCACAGGCTGGTGGTAGACCCTAAGGTAATACAAAAGGACTATGATAGTACCCAACACATGCCACCAGATAAGGCTGCTAAGTATATGCTAGCCTATCAGATGACACGTATAACAAAACAAAGAGGGGCATTAGCACATGACGATAGACTTGACGTACTTGCTATGGCAGTGCAGTACTGGTCAGACCAGATGGCTGCTGATGCAGATACAGAAATACGAACAAGAAAAGAAGAACTACTTGAGGAAGAACTAGACAAGTTTATGGATGGTTTTAACTTCGGTAAGAAACCTAGAGAATCCTTAGGTTTTTTCTAATCTGTACCTCTTAGGCTAGACCCCTGTTACATAGTATAGTATAGGTATATGTTAAAGTATGTTTAACTATACCTTTACTATCTTGTACATGGTGTAACACATCACCAGCACAACCGTGCTAAAAGAATAAGGCAGTAGTATGTTCAACTTAATCTTAAAAATGTGTTACACTGCTGTGGTATTGTGGATAGTGTATGCTTTTAGTTTAGGACTGGCTAATGATATCTGTGACTGTGTTAAAGATTTTGATGGATGGTGGAGAGTGTTTTAAATTTTTACAGAAAAATCTGAGGGGGTATATAATAGTATAGAACGCGCGACACCCCCCTCGACATGTCAAACTTTTAGTATAACACGCGACACCATGGCTTGTCAATGTCAAACATTTGACAACAGTGTCAAACATCTGACGC